CCAGTTGGTCGCCGGGCTTGCGGTAATCCCGGTCATGGCGGCCAGGTTGGCCGGCGAGTTGGCTCCCGAGGGCGTGAAGTAACCGGGCACGCCGGCCACCGCCCCGGTCGCCGCGACCGAGCCGGTGTCGATCGTCGGAGGCCCGGTGAGCGCCCAGTCCACCACGATCTCGGAGGCCGCCCCGGCGTCGCCCACCATGAGCGGCGTCGGTTGCGGCACGGCGTAGCCCGAGATCTGGGGATTGTTGGGCGAGGTGACCTGGGCCGCGTAGGGCCGGGCCTTCCAGTTGACCGGCTGGCCCGAGGCCTGGTAGTTGGCGTACGCCTGGGACAGGACCGAGTAGACCGAGCCGGCGGTGAAGTCCTGGTAGAAGGTCACCCGCAGGTGCCATTTCACCACCCCGGGGTAATCCGTTTCGGCACAAAAGGTCGTTACCGTCACCAATTTCACCTCGGGGAAGGCCGCCTCCAGGTGCTTGACGGTGCAGCGGAGGTTCACGCCCGCCATCTCGAAGTAGGCGGCGTTGAGGATCAGCGGATTGGTGGCCGGCGGCGTCGGGTCGCCGGTCGCTAACAGCTCGGGACCGGGCGGCGGCGGTGGCGGTCCCTCGAGGACGTCGGTATCGGTCATGGCCTTCCTTTCACATCCAGACGGTCAAGATGAGCTCGACGAGCAGCAACTGCGTCCCGCCCGCCCCGGTCAGGTTCCGCCAGCCCCGCTCCTCGGTGGGCGTCGCCTGGGCCACCGTCCCGCCGAGGGTCGGGTCGGCCGCGATGGCCGCGATGACCGCGCCCTTGAGCGAGTCGAGCGACTCCTCCTGCTCGATGCCCGAGACCAGGACGAGCGGCAGGGTCGCCTCGTCCTGGCAGAACGAGACGACCTTGTAGCGGACCGAGACCGGCCGGGAGACGACGACGCAGGGCCCGTTCACGATCTCGGGCGGGCTGGGGTGGATCTTTACCGAGCCGGCCGTCGCCTGGCCGAGGAGCGTGACCAGGTAGTCGGCGACCGGCTTTCGGCTCCATGTCACGCGAAGACGATCCGCAGGTAGGGCGCGATCATGGCCTCGGTATCGGGGTCCTTCGGGCCCACGCGGACGATACCCATCTCGCCCCACCCGATCGTCCCGTCGACCGAGTCCCGCCGGCGGTAGAGCCGGGCCGCCTCGTACTGAGCGGCGGTGAACAGCGGGTCGGGGAGATAACCGGGCGCTCCGGGCGTCGTCCATTGCGGGTCGCATCTCATCTGGTAGTAGGCGATGGCAGCCGCTAGCGCGGTCGTTACGACGCCGTCGTCGCCCACGTCGTCGCCGATGCGGAGCAGGCTCTTCACGTCCGCGATCACCGGCCAGGCGGCCGCCATCGTCCTACCGTCCCCGGGCCTAGCTCGGGGCCTTCTTGGTCGCGCCCTGCGCCTTCTCCGGGCCCGAGCCCGCCTCAGCCGGCTCGGCTTCCGCCTCGGCCGGAGCCGGGATGGTGGTGCCGGCGTCGATCTTGGCTAACGCCGTCGGGTAGCGGCCGAGCACGGGGGCGGCGTAGCCCCACACGCCCAGGCGAATGGCCGAAGGGCCGAGCACCTCCTCGTAGCGGAAGTTGAAGGTGGAGCTCTCCAGCAGGATCAGGTCGTCGGCCTTGGCCACGTAGAGGTGGTTGTCGACCGCCGCCCAGGAGGGGATGACGGCGAGCCCGACCACCATCCCGGCGACGTGGCCGTAAATTATTGCGTCGCCCAGGCCGTACGCGTTCACGGGACCGTGCTCGCCGGTCACCACCAGCGGCCGGCCCTGCTGGTCCTTCTGCTTCGACATGTAGGCCCAGGCGCCCTCCGAGCAGAACACGACCTTCGGCGGAGCCTTGCGGTGCTTGCGGACGCTCGCCCCGGCGTCGATGAAGGCGTCGAACAGGTTGGCGTAGACCGGAGCCGTGCCCGGGTAGGTGATGGTGGCCGACAGCCCGGTGGCCGCCTCGAAGGCGTTGACGACGGCCTGCTCGATCAATTCGTTATAGGCCCCCATCGTGTCCTGGAAGACCAGGGCGTCGATGGCCGGGTTGCTCCCGTCGACCAGCTGCCGACTTACGTCGACCTTGCCGGTGTAGGTCACGGGCGAGGTGGTGATCAGGTTGGCGTTGAACGAGCCGTCGGCCGGGGCCGCGCCCTCGGAGGCCTGGGCCGCAGGAGCGGCGCCGGGCGTGACCTGCTTGCCGATGTTGATGGGGTTGGCGTCGGTGATGCCGATGCGCCGCAGCGTGTCGGCCCAGGGCCGGGCGCCGTGCTGCAGGGCGGCGAACTCCTCGAATAACCAAGAGGGTGGGATGACGCCCGCGCCCGTCCCCGTCGTGCCCATGGCCCGCATCTGCTGGTTGTGGCGCTCGATGCGGGTCCGGCAGTCGGGGTCGGCGTCGAGCTGGGCGTGGAGCAGGTCCCGGAAGAACACGGCCCGGTCGGGCCCGCCGTCGCGGCGATAGACCGACTCCTCGCTCCGGACGGCGACGAGCGAGGTCGACGCCGAGCGGGCGGTGAGCTCGGGGATGTCGGTCAGGGCGGTGACGGTCGCCGCCTTGCGGTCCTCCACCTCCCGGAGTTGCACGATGCGCTCGCCGAGGGGCTCCATCTCCGAGCGCAGCCCGTCGAGCAGGGCGACCTCGCGCTCGTCGGGGTCCCGGCCCTCGTCGTTACAGCGGTTCAGGATCGAGTCGTAGTTGTTGAACAGTTGCTGGTAGTCGGCTCCGAGCTTCTCCAGGAGTCGGTTCGCCATGGCAGTCTCTCCCTCGTAGTCGGGGGCGCGTCCAGGGCGCGGCGACGCAGGACCGATGGCCCTGAGCCGGTTCAGCGCTGGACGGTTCGGCCTGTCGCGTTAGCTGGACGCCGGCCGGTTCGCCACGGGGAGGTTCGGCTGCCAGTCGAGCGGACACTAGCGCGACGGCGGAGCTCCGGGCGCGGACCGGCCTCGGCAGGTGAAGGGGGAGGGACCGGCCCGCGACCGGATGGTGCCCAGGGGGGGAAGGGAACCGGGCGTGACTCTACGCGCTCAACCGACCACCTCGACGACCAGGGCGATGGGACCGTAGAGGGTGTCGGCGTCGGCCCTGAGGGTCAGGTTGCCGCTGACCGACCGGCAGCGGAGGGCGAAGGTGACCGTACCGGCCCCGGCGATTCCGAGCCGGCGAGCGATGCGGGCCGGCCAGCCGAGGGAGCGGTCGCCGTGCATGTGGCCGAGGGCGTGGTCGGCCCCGAAGGCGTTGACGAGAAACAGCGCCTCGCCGCCGGAGGTGTCGGTGAAGTCGACCTCGGGGGCGTCCATGGTGACCCGGCAGACCGTTCCGACGCCGGCGAAGACGACGTCGACGCTCGCCACCGTGACCGTCGCCCCGTTGGCCACCGTGACCGGGGCGGCCTGCTCGACGTAGCCGAGGATGATGTCGCCGATGGGGTTCCAGCGCTGGCCGTCGTGGTAGGCGGGATGCTGGCCGCCGGAGGCGTCGGTGACCGTCCCGAGCAGCGGGAAGGCGAGCAGCCCGGCCGGCGAGCTCACGAGACGAGGATCCGGAGCCGCTCCCGCTCCCGCTCGTACTCCGGCATGCGGATCCGGGCCCGGAGGCCGAGGACCTTGGCGTCGGTATAGACCGGCTCATGGGTCAGGGCGACGTGATCGAGGTGAGCGGCCGTGCGCTCGACCACGCCGTCGTCGGCTCGCCGGCTCCCGCCGCCTCGAGCGTCGAAGCCGATGGAGAGACCGGTCACCTCGCCGGCCCGGACGAGCTTCAGGGCGTCCTCGGCCCGGGAGGTGTCATACAGCGACCACGACCCGTACAGGCCGTCGGGCTGCTCGGCCAGCGTCGTCGTCTTCCCGATGGGATGGCCGCCCCGCATGCGGTCGTCGTGGGCGTCGAAGAGCCGAATGTGGCCGATGGTGCCGTTGCCGACTTGGCGGCTGAAGACGCCCGGCAGGAACCGCTCCCGGAACTGGCCGACGTCGGCCACCACGCCGTAGGGGACGGCCCGGCCGTAGAGGGTCCGGCCGTCGCCGGTCGAGCGGACCTCCATAACGAGCTCGAAGGTCCGGGTCTGGAAGCCGAGCGCCCCGTCCGGTAGCCAGTCCCGCTCCCGGGAACGGCCCGAACCGGCCGTTCCCTGGTACATCATCGTCGGGCCGCCGCCGATGCCGGGATGGGCCGCCGCCATCCGCTTGGCCGCGGCCATGGCCTCGACCTTGGCCGAGTCCGGGATGTCGGCCTGGTTGATCCGGCTCATGGCGTTGTTGATATGGGCCGCGTCCGGCTTGCCGCTGGCGTCTTTGACCGGGAAATAGCGATGGGCCCCGTCGGTCTTGCCGTCCGTCTTGGTCCCGCCCGGGGCGATGTAGAGGAAGGCCGAGTCGGGCAGGTCGTTGATGTAGGCCGCCGTCCAGGTGTCCCGGAGCTCCATCCCGGCCTGCATGTTGGCCGCCGCCATGGCCGACAGCGGCCCCGAGCGTCGCCTCCGGACGACCTCCAGCAGCTCGGTGGGCGACATCTGTCGGGATACTTGCATCAGGTCCCCTTTCCGTTCGACGAGCCGACCGGCTCGGGCGACATGGGAGCCGGGAGCGTCTCGCCCGTCGGTGGCGGATTCGGAGCCGGCGGACCGCCGGCGATGGGTTGGCCGAGCGGCGGCGTCGGAGCCGGCTCGGCCGGCTCGGGCAGGCCCCGGTCGATCCGCTCCTGGGCGACGGAGGCGTCGACCTCGGCCTGGGCGATCTCCATCGGGTCCAGGTTCTGCTTCGCCCGGACCTCGTCGATCATGAGCCAGGCCGAGGTCGGGCCGGGACCGCCGAGGGCCATCTGATAGGCCTGGAAGAGCGAGAGGGTATCGGTCCGCAGGCTGGCCGTGAGGTCCCACTCGGCCCGCTGGCCCCGGGGCAGCCAGTCGATCGAGATGGCCTCCTCGAGCAGCCGGGTCCAGGGGGCGACGGCGTCGTTGCGGGCCTGGACTTCTTCCATCTCTGAGTTCTTGTAGGTCATGCCGGCCACCGAGGCTCCGAGCTTGGAGGGCGGGATGCCCCACATGAGGGCCGTCTGGATGAGGCCGAACTGCCGGCTCTCGATCATCTGGCTGTCGACCGGCCGGTAGGCGAGCGGCGTGAAGTCGGTGAGCTCGTTCAGGACGGCCGGCGTCGGCGCGCCGGAGAACTTGAGCGTCCAGGAGTCCTTCGCCTCCTGGGCCTGCTCGGGCGTGATCTCGGGCCGGTGGATCTTGAGTATCCCGAGCGGCATCCCGCCGGTCACGAAGTAGCTGGCGGCGTAGGACTGGAGGGCCGACTCCATGGCGATGCCGTCGCTCATGAGATCGAGGACGCCCCGGCCGAGCGGCCAGCCGGCCCTCGACAGGTGGCTCTTCACGTGCCAGATCTGGCTCGGGTCGTACAGCCTCCCGGCGATGTAATACTCGCCGATGTCGGGCGTCATCGGGTTGCCCACGAAGCGGACGGCCGTCATCAGC